ATTTTCACTTGATGCTACAGTTGTATTTGTATTAATTGTGTTACTGTGTATTCTTATTGGACTAGTTTTTAATTCAGCATCACTAGCACCTTCTATAGTACCTGTAACTTTAACACCATCATATGTAATTCTAAAACGTTCTGCTAAAGTAGAACCGTCATAGGTTTGAAATGCAAGTTGATTTGTATTGCCATTAGTACCATCAAATGTCATATTTGCACCTTCTACACCTGCTTGACCTAACCATTTAATAGCAGGTACATTTGCATTATTAAGTCTTTTAAATTGTAAAGTAGGTTCTATAGTTTCTAGTTCTATGTTTGTACCATGGAAGTGACCATTAATATCAATGTTACCATTACCAACAATATTTTTAGCAAGAAGGTCTAAATCGCCTCCTAGTTGTGGACTAGTATCATCTACTACATCTGACATACTGCCACCACCGCCACCAGCACCTGGTTGCCATTGAAGGTTAGAATTTGACCATACTAACGCTTGACCATCTGTAGCTCCAGCTTGGTTAATTGTGATTGTTTTTAGTTTGTTTAAAGGCATTTACTGTGTCCATCTGCTATACATATTTAGTGTGTTATCCTTCAATAGTAAAGCTGTAAAAATATGTACTGCTGGTTAAACCTTGTGCATCAACATCAAAGAACCAACTGGTATAATCTGTATTACCATAATATCCATTCACTACACTTATGCCACCTGAGATAGTAAAGACTTTGTCAGGATTAAATGTTTCTACGGTAATAGTATCACCTACGGATAAATTATTTAATGCATTTCTAAGACCAACTGCTAACGTACTTTGTGAATTGCCTCCTGTAGTTTGCTGTCTGATCCATATTTGAGTATTACTTGTTGTACTGTCAGACGTGGTTCTCCATTGTCCGTGTGTTACAGCTGAGCCAGATACTCCCTCGCCACCTGTCCAACTTTGTGTTGCCGGAGCTGTTCCAGGATATGAGAATCTTATTGCTCCTTGCTTTCCATCCTCTCCTGCTTTACCTAAAAACCAACGATATGTAAATTGTCCACCGCCAGAATATATAGTTTGATTTCTAATTTGTCCGCCGGCTCCGCCACCACCACCACCTCCGTAGCCAGTAGTTGATCCAGTTCCTCCAGCTTGACCGTCACCTGCCACTTGATAGTTATAAGGACTTGTAAACCCCATTGCTGGTGCGTCTGCTCCGTTACCACCTGAATTTGTTCCACCGTATAAACGCATGCCGCCGCCATCGCCACCAGTAGCGGCTTTGTGATAGTTAAATCCTCCAGTGCTTCGATGAAATGATCCTATACCATAACCGCCCATACCGCCATACGCGACTCCGCCTCCTCCGCCAGCTTCAATAGAGCTTCGTTGCGTATTTCCATTGTAACCAGTTAAAACTGTTATATCTCCATTTTGGTTCACCCAATTAACATAGTTAGTACCGCCACCGATACCTCCACTGGAAGATGCACCAGGATTTTTTCCGCCATAGGCTGATAATATATAACTTGTAGGACTACTATAGTTGGGATCACCTGTATAACTTATGCGTGTGTCTCCACCGTCAGTTCCATTAACTTGATTAGTAGGATATATTTGACTTGCTCCGTTTACAGTTTCAAAAGGAGAGTTTGTATTTTGATAGCCGCCTGTTCCTGCTTTACCTATTATGAAATAAAATGTTTCTCCAGGAGTTACAGTCAAGTTTTTTACATAGACGTATCCACCACCTCCGCCTCCGCCTCCGGATCCAGACGAGTAAAGTCCTTGTGCGCCACCGCCTCCAGCACCAATAGCGGATATATCTATACTAGTCACACCTGCCGGCACTGTCCATGATTGATGAGAATTAATATTAGTTGTTTCTGTAAGGAACTCTACAGAACCTTCAGCAGTGCCGCCTGCACCTGCTCCAATTCCGCCGTATGCTTTGACTGTTGCTGTACCTGTTGTGCTTATAATTGGCATCAAATATCCTTACGCAAATTGTGTCATTGTTCCAAAAACTTCAAATGTCGCTGAGCCTGTTTTTACTACGCTAAAAGTATACCAATCTGTACTATTGGCATTACCAGCAGTTGGTGCTGAGCCACCTGACCACTGAGGTGTAACTGTGGTACCATCAATTTGTACGGTGCTTATATAATAACCTGTAGATCCATTTTGAAATGACACTGCTAGTGTTCTAACTTGATTAGTAGATGTGCTACCATCAAATGTAGTACCACTGTCTCCACTTATAAAAAGTGTTCTGTTGTTTTGTTGATCTACATTTAATCTTAAAATTTGATAATCGTTTGAATAGAAAACAATAGTACCAGCATTTGTATTTGAAGTAGCTGACTCTTCTATTACAGATCCTATAAACTGATTTGATGATCCTGCACCTGCTGAGCCGGCTGTAAATAAAGATTTCCAAGAACCATTTTCAGCAACAAACGTCTTATTGAGAGTGCTATCATAAACCATGTCACCGTCTGCTAGTGTAATTGCATTTCTATTTGTTGTTGATACGTTGTACAATCTCAATGGACTCTGACTAACATGTACTCTACTGCTAGAATCAGCTTCTAGTGTAAGACTACTCGCACTTGATATAACAGGAGAACCTGATTGTGTACTTGTTATACTGCCCGTTATTGATAAGTCATCATCAACTATTACTGTTGAACCGCTACTGCTCATTGTACTGCCTGAGAAACTTATATCCCCAGTACTACCACCGGATCCTATATCACTATAAGTTGTCCCGTCATTTGTAAACTCCCATTTATCTGTAGTTTCATTCCATCTTATATCAACGTTATCACTAGTTCCACGCTCTACTGCTATGCCTGCATTTTCTGTTGGAGTTCCAGTTACATCATTGTTAAGCACTACAATGTTATCGCTTACATTAAGTGTTGCTGTGTTTATTGTTGTTGTCGTACCATTAACTGTTAAATTTCCTGTGATGTTTAAAGCATCATTTATTGTAATAGATGATCCACTACTGCTCATAACACTACCACTAAAAGAAATGTCACCTGTACCAGATCCGCCAAGAATTTTTATAATACCTTTCATCGAACTATGAGCACCACAGTAATAATATAATTCATCCGGTGCATTCATCGGAGGTGTAAATCTAACTGTACTAGTTCCGCCGTTGTTAACTACTCCACCAACATAAAGTGCTCCGCCAGCACTGTTGACACTTTGAATTCTAAATGGGTGGTTTGCCGCAATATTAGTAAAATCGTATCTTACTCCTCTAGTAAGGTACAATGTTGGATTATTTTGACTACTAGTAAAAAAGTGATTATTTGTATCACTAAACACATAGTTAGGAGACGAACTGCCAGATAAACTAAAAGTATATACAACACTGTTTCCATTAACATCTAAGTCACCACCGAGTTGCGGAGTTGCATCATCAACAAGATCATTCATACTACCGCCACCACCACTGCTGATAGTAATTGTTTTAGTTGCTCCTGTACCGCTAGCTGTAACACCTGTGCCAACAAAGTTAAGTGTAGTTGCATCAGTTGTAAGCGTTGAGCCTTCGTCTTGAATTGTTAATGTGCTTCCTGCGGCACTTGATGCCCACTTAAAACTTGTTGTAGCATGGTCATAAGACAGTACTTTTCCATCGTCACTTGCTGATATTGCATCAACATCTTGTATGTCTTGTAAATGTACATCTACAATATTACCACTTGCTGTTAAGTCGGTGGTTTGTATCATATTTGCTACATATTTGACTCCACTACCATGTGTATAATCTTCACCTGCAAATTGAAAATCTGCCTTATCTCTTACTCTACTCATACCGGTAAGTACCTTATATCTATTTGTTGTCCATTGAGTGGAGCACTAGCAAATGTTAATGTTGTTCCACTTACGCCGTAATCTGCAGGAGTTAAAATTAATCCGTCTAGTATTACTAATATACTATCAGCACTATGACCTCCTGGGATTGTATATTGTGCTAAACTACCATTTCCTATATATTGATCACTAGTATATGTTAAATCTAGTTTTGCATTTGTAACTGTTCCATCACTAGGAGCACCAATGTTGTTTAGTATACCATAACCTCTAGCTTCAACTATTTGACCGTTTTGTGGTGTGCCTCCTAGTGTAATAGTATTTCCACTTAGTGTTATATTACTATTAAGTTGAGGAATTCCATCTACAAAAACTTGTATGTTTGCTTTTGTACCAGGATTCTGACTGAGTGTGAATATGGCTGTTCCGCCATTTGCTGTAAATTCATCCACAAAACTATTTGTTGTGTTTAGGTTTTCGGCTGTAATCAATGACGGTACATAGTTACCAGCACTTTGATCGTAGACTAAAACTCTACCGCCTGCTAATCCAGTATTCACTACATCACTTAGATCATGTATACTCTTAGTGCCAAAATCAGTGTTAAAAGATCCAGTTGAATATGGATCACCTGGAATAAACTTTGAGTTTACATTATCCCAAACTATAATTTGACCATCGGTAATACTTGCTATATCTACATTAGATAAGTCTTCAATACCTTTTGTAGCGAAGTCTGTATCAAAATTAGTTGTTGCATATGGCACAGCTGGACGATAATGAGTAACGTCCCATACAAGCATGTCTCCTTGGTTTGGAGCATTAACACTATAGTCTACATCCGAAAGTGAATCGGTAGTGTGATTACTTAAATCGCTAACTTGACCTGTTACATTACCAGTTAAATTTCCATGTACTCTAGCAACATTAAGTTCTTTATTTAAATTCCAACGATCATCTGATGTTGTATATGTAAATGTAGCATTTGCACCATCAACTGTGATGCCTGCGCCATCTGCCGCGGCTGACGAACCTGCACCACTAGCTATAGTAATATTAAGGTCATCTACGTCTAATTGGGTACTATTTATAGTGGTGGTTGAACCATTAACGGTAAGATTACCGTCAATGACTGCATTACCTGACATATGCAAGTCTTTCCACTTTAGTGTTGTGCTACCTATGTCTCTTAAATTAGTTTGATCAGGTAAAAGATCAGTTGCAAAAGAGGATCCAACAGTTGCGTTAATTGTAAGTTGGTCATTAGCATCATCATAGTTGATTGTAATATTGTTACCAGCTTGTAGTAATGACCCAACTCTATCATCAATGCTTTCGTTAGATGCATACAAGTTACTTGTACCTTGCGGTACATCATCACTGTCAAATGCAGTATTAACACGGATCAATGCTTCCCAACTTCCAGAAGTTGAATTAAACTGCCAGCCTCTGCCTAGTGCTACGAATGTTTGTCCATTGGTTGGATTTGTAGGAAAATTTATTGCCATGTTATCTCATTATGCTCCAGTTCCACCATTTAGTGCTTTTACAACTGTGGCTAATCTATCAACTGCTTCTTCAATAGTTGTTGGTGCAGTGCCGTTCCAATCAGATGTTACTGCTGGTGAATAAGTGTAACTGCTGGAAAATCCTAATTGTCCATTACCATCTGTTTTTAAAAATTGATTAGCTGTTCCGTCCGAAGTTGGAAAGTTCATTCCGCTTAAAACAATAATGCCCGGACCATTAGGTTGAATTACAATATTACCACTGCTAGAACTTACAATGCTGTTTCCGTTAACATCTAAATCTCCACCAAGTTGTGGTGTAGTATCAAGTAATAGATCCGCAAGTCCTGCTGTAAAGTATTTGTTTGTTGAGCCTTCAGGTAAGTCATCTGTATTAACTTGATTTGTTCCTGTACCAAAATCAATGTGTGTATCATTAATGCTATTAGCAGTTGGTGTGAACACAGGAGTTACTGTGCTTATGCTTGTTATATGTCCTTCTGCATCTACAACAATCGCCGGAATAAGTGTTCCTGCTCCATAAGAACCAGCAGTTACACCACTATTGCCACTGTGTACATTAGCACCGTTAATTTGTGTTGCACCTGTTGCATAATCTATTGTAAATTTGTTTAAGCTGGCTCCAAATGCAAGATCTCCGCTTGCGTCAATTTGCATACGCTGAACACCTGCTGTAAAAAAGTCTATTTCATCATTGTCAACACCTGATTCAAATGCAATTCTCGTGTCACCGTCACTGTCTTCGGTTGCTTCTGTTCCTGCTAATAGTTTTTGCCATCCATTTCCGCCACCATGATAAAATTCCATGCCATGAATAGATGTATTGTATCTGAACATACCTTGTGTAAGTCCTTGAGCACCAGTAGGTCTCTGTGCAGTAGTTCCCATTGGTCCTACAAATGCTCCTGTGCCTACTGCACTTAATGTTGCACCTGTCCAAGTTAATGTACTATCACCAACTAATTTACCGTTAACATTTGCATAAGGAATTTGTGTTGAAACTACATTTTGAGCTGTTAAGCTAGTAGCTTCTAAGTTACCTGATCCGTCAATACTAATTAATGTGTGGTTTGATAATCCTAGTTGTGGAAGTGTAATAGCAACTATCTCACCAGTAATGATAACATCAATTTGATCGCCGTTTTGTGGTGTTGATTGAAAGGTAATTATTCCATTTGTTTCAGTGTAGTCGTTTGTGTTTTGCATCAACACACCGTTTAAAAACACCATGCTAATAGTTCCATCGCCTGCATTAGGATCAAAGACTGTCTGTGATCCATTAGCTGTAAAGTTTACAGGAATAAAACCTGTGTCAGCACCACTAACAACAGATATCCATTCACCGCCTGTATATACATAAAGTTCAGCAGTAGTACCCGTATCAAACCAAAGGTCACCAGAAACAACACCAACAGTTGGTGCATTATTTTGATAATAAGCTGTTCCGCTACCTTGTGCAATAGTTTGGAATGTTGCATTACCTTGAGCGTCTAATACTGGAACTTGCCCAGTTGTGCCTCTAGCAGTTGGCAGTTTATAAAATGTTGCACTGTTAGGATCACCAATTATAAAGTCACCATTGCTGTCTATTCTTGCACGTTCAGTACCTGCTGTAGTAAAACGTATTTTATCTTCGTCTGCTACAGTTTCGACTTTAATATGTGTATCAGCATCTTGGTCAATAATTGCATCGCCTGTGCCTCCACCGCCGCTACCTGTAATAGTAATAGTTTTAGTTGCGCCTGTGCCTGTTGCAGTAACACCAGGTCCTACAAAATTAATTGTAGTAGCCGCAGTAGTTAAACTTGTACCTTCATCTTGAATAGTAATTGTACCGCCTACAGTACCCCAACTATAATCTGTACCATCATATATTAATGCTTGTCCAGTCGAAGCAGTGTTTAGATTTAAGTGTGTATCTACATCTGCATCAGTATATCCAGCATTGCTTACCCAATCATAATCACTGCCATTCCAACTTAGTACTTCGCCAATTTGTGCTGTAGCTTGATTTAAATGTGAGTCTACATCGCTATCGCCATATTGTGCCGCACCAGAAATAGTAATTTTATCTGTAATAGCATCTGTGGTAATTGATATTCCAGTTCCTGCCACTAGTGTAAGTGTATCTCCTACTTGATCTGCTTCTACAGTAGTTTGTCCTGCTACTGCGATTTTATCAAATACATTTTGAGAACCTCCACTAACATCAAATCTTATACTATCGTTGTTTGAATTAGTTGTAATAGTCATGCCAGTACCAGCAATCATTGTAATGGTATCTGCAACGTTATCTGCAATAATTGTATTTTGTCCACTAACTGCAACTTTATCAAATACGTTTTGTGCAGTTCCGCCACCACCACCTACTGTTTGTACTGTAATTTCATTAGTAGTGTTGTTGGTTGTAATTTGAATACCAGTACCGCCAACAAATGTTATATCATCAGTTGTACTAGTTGCTGTAATGTCTGGTTGTCCACTTACTTTTACAGTGTTAAACAAGTTTTGTTCAGGAGCATCAATAGTAAGTGATCCAGTAGCATTGTCAGTTGTGAGTGTAACTCCGCTACCAGCAACAAATGTAAGTGTATCTTCAGCTATGTCAGCAATAATATCGTTTTGCCCATTAACTGCGATAGTTTTAAATGCTTCTGTTACAGGAGGTGTTGTGCCTACTTCTACCCAAGCTGTACCATTATATACTTCTGCTTTGTTAGTTGTTGTGCTAAAACGTAACATACCTGTTTGTGCAGTACCAGGTCTTTCAGCATCTGTACCTTGAGGCAGAATAAAAGATTGTGTACTTGTACTAGCATCTATAGTGCCACTAAGAAATAAATTTTTCCATGCTTTACCAGTAACACCTAAACTAAAAGTATCATCTCCGTTTGGTATAAGACTGTTATTGAACTCTGCATTGATATTGATGTTATCTGTATCAGCATCACCAATAGTAATATTGCCACCAATACTAACATTACCTTTAATCTCAGCATCACCTTCAACGGTAAATTTACCAGTATCATCTATGCTTGCACGTTCTGTATTAACTGTGAAGAATTTAATAGTGTCATTGTCTAGAGGATTATCTACTTCAATAAACGTATCTTGGTCAGCATCAGTTACGCCGCCAATGTTTTGCCAAGCTGAGCCGTTGTAACCTTCGAATCTATTAAGTTGTGTATTAAATCTAAGTTGACCTGTTGCAACTGCCGCACCTTGAGGTCGTTGAGCTGTATTACCAACAGGTATCTTAATACTCCCGTTGGTATTAATGTTTAATGTACCACTCTGGGTGGTAATCCTATCTCTTTGATGATCTAAATTTAATGCCATGCATGTCTCTCACAACTGTTTTATATATTTAGTTGTTTGAGACCGACATTTGTTGGAAAAGCTCAGTAGCAAAGTCAAAGCAAATTTTAGCTTCGTCTGCCATACTGTCATCTAATTTTGTACGAATTCTATCTTTGAGTACACTGACTTCTTCGTCAAACTGATACATGGTTCCTGCACCAGGAGTGCGTTTAGCAATCATTTGTCCTCCACTTAAATCTCCCATATGACGTACATATATGTGTGCCATAAGTTTATTAGGGTCATCTTTGATAGATAACAAATGATTAGAATAACTTTCGACTACAGGATATATCGTTGGTTTATAATCTGTAAGCTGTGCTTCTAGTTCTAATATATCAGCATGTATTTTTGGAGCAATAATTACATCAGTTAGTCCGTGTAATTTTGCAAAGTTCTCTAAGAGATTGTATTGAGGATGTTGATTATGTAGGAAATCACAGTAACGATTGGCACTGATGCCGCCCATTAGTTCTTTCACAAAGTCTTGCCTTTCAGCATTTTTGTGATGTTCCCATGTTAGTTCTTTAAGATTACTCATACTTTAATGTAGCACACTTCTTAAATTTGTCAATCTCTTTGAATGTTCCAAGTACCACTAATACTCACACCTGCATCTATAGTGACATCTTTTGCAGTAATCTCTTTTGTACTATGACCGTATGTACCACCTTGATATATTACTCTAGCTGTAGCGCCTTGTAGTTTATTATAGTCACCATGCCCTGAATCTGTAGCACCAGCATCTTCTACACCATCATAAAAATCATTTGTAGTGTCTTGATTCTGTAGTGTTCCAAGCCATGTCTTAATATCAAATACACTCCAGTTTCTATTAAACTCTAAAATAGTTCCAATCATACCTGCCGCTACAGGACATGCACTACTAGTTCCACTGAATCTAGTATCTCTGCTAGAGTTAGGTGATCCGGATTGTCCATCACTCCAACTTGTATTACCAGTTTTACTTACATAAGTGTCATCGTATCTAGGAATATCAGTACCATAAGTTCCTACAGTTGCGGCAACACTTCCGTCAGCTGGTGAAAACAAATCAATATTATTTCCCATATCACTGTAATTCACTTTACGTTCTTTTGTACTACTAGCATACTGATCGTCTAAAGCACCTACATTTATCACTGGACTTGTTCTGTTACCAGATCTAACTTGTATATAATTATTCATGTTAATATGTGCTGAGCATTGATAGTGAAAGTTTATTCCACCTGTAGTTGATGCTGTACGTTGACTGGGTGTCCAAGTTACTGTACCATTGTCAGTTCCTTGATTAGTTGCAGTTGGGTACTGCACTTGATCTCCTGTGCCTGTACTTTGTGATGTCTTGATATAAAAAGGATGCCCGTTAGCATTTACAACAAAATTAATAGTATCTCCTCTGTTGATAGTTATAACAGGGTTTGCACCACTTACATTACCATTACGATCTGTACCAGTCATGCTGTAATAACTTGATCCACTATTAGTTACATTAATTGTAAATGTTTGAGGATCTCCCCAAGTTGATCCTGCATGTTGCGGAAAACCTGCTCTATTTGTTGTTGGCATAACCTGATATCCAAATTGATAAATGCCTACGCCGTCACCAAAATGTCCTGTACTACTGGTATGCCAGTAGTTATCATAGTCTGGATGATCCCATTTTGTTTGTTTTTGATTACTATTACCTGATGCAACAACTGTAATAACACCAGCATCTACCATTTCTTTAGCACTTGTAACTATACTGTTATCTAAGAATTCACTTTTCATTCTACCGCCATCGCCTGTGTCGCCTACATAACGCATAAATTGAGGTTTATTAGAATCTGTTGTGTATGATATTGCACTACCAGTTCTATGAAATCCATAACCTGAACTACTAGGAGTTGCTCTATAACCCCAACTGTTTGAACTAATAGTTGGATCTTTTGTTCCGTACTTTGGATTTGTTGGCTTTGCAAGATGGAATATTTTTTGAATGTCCCATACTTTTGTAAGTCCTAATCCATATCCACTGTACCCATCAATTACCCATTTGTTAGCATTGTAAGACCAACCATGTGTTCTGCCGTATATCTGACTAGCACACTGAGTACCATGTGTACCACTATAAGTGTTTGTATTAAAATCGCCTAATGCTCTTAGTCTTGTGTATGAGGATTGTACTACCACTGTTCCGTAACTTTGAAATGCGGCACTTCTGTTGTTTACACTTCCCCACCATTGCCTTGCTTCTGCTTCAGTTGGAACAATAGTTCCGTCCCATCTAGTTTCTAATCTACTTCCAGGAGCGGCATCAAACCAGTCTGGATCAATATAGTAAGGACTATCTAGCACAAGATCTAAGCAATCACAAATACCATTACCTGGTAATACGTTGCCGCCAACATAGTCTGTTGGTGACTCACTTGCTGGTCTATTGTTAATAAATTCAATATGTCCTATCCATGTACCATTGTCCATGCAAACAATATCAACATCTTTGCCTGTTCCATACTTTTTAATATTTTCAGAATTTACATCTGTTTCGCTTGCCCAAATATCTCTTTTTGCTTTAGGTCCATTTTCTCTTGTTATTCTCAACAGTTGATAACCACATCTACGCAAATCTGCACTAGTAGGAGTTGTTGGAAAATCGGAAGTAGATGCAAATCTGTTATGGTGCTTTACTGGTTCATTGTATCTATATGTATCTGTGATCTCACAATGTAATTCATCTTCGGGAGGTTGCGGAAACTCGTCTGGATTTCTATCTGGGTCTTTGTGAATAAAAGCAATTTGTGGATCTTTTTCTAATTCTGCCGCTTCTTCTTCACTTAACCAAAACACACCTCTTGTGTTACTGTGTAGTATGTCATCAGTTTGTTCTACTTCTCTTGCTACATAAGTTGGATCATCTGCATCACGCAAACTAGCATCTAATGCATCATATTGTTCTTTAGTATGTGTACCTAAATGATAATGAAATTCTGCCATGTTCTATCCTTAATGTAAATCTACCCAAGAGCCATTTGCAAAGCCTTGAAATTTATTTGTTGTGCTATTGTAAATCATATCTCCATCAGCGGCTGATAAAGCATTTCTTGCTGTAGTTGTAAAACTGTGTAGTTTCAAAGGAGTGTTTGCAATAGTTGTTCTTGTGGTTGCTTGTAGTGTAAGTGTACTAGCACTAGTTATAATAGGAGCGCCTGCTTGACTACTAGTAATTGTACCAGTAACTGTTACATCATCGTCTAGTGTAATTGTTGTACCGCTACTTGCTAGTGTACTACCAGTTACAGTAATATCACCTAAACTACCTCCGCTTGCTACAGAGTCTGCCGCCGGTGCCCAACTTGCACCATTATACTTTAGTACTTGTCCGGTTGTTACGCCTGCTGTACTAACATCTGTTAAACCGTTTAAGTTAGATGCTCCACCGCCACCTCCGCCAGGTAAATTAATTAACTGTGAACCATCTACTGCTGGAAGTTTGCCTGATCCATCTAGTTGTACAATATCATTTGCACCTATGCCTACATCAATGTCTAATGTTACTGATCCGGAAGTGCCACCGCCTTGTAATCCTACACCTGCAATAACTTCTGTAATGTCACCACCAAAGTTTGCGCCACTTATACCAGTAAGTAGACTGCCATCACCTTGAAACTGAGTTGCTGTTACACGACCAGTGACTTCCATATTTTGTTTGAATTTTGTTGCCATCTAACTGTCTCCTATTAAACATATTTATTAGGAAACTACAAACAAAAACAGGACCCGAAGGTCCTGTTTCCGATATTTGAAAATACCTATTAGGTAAATGCAAGTTGACCGCTTGTAACTGCGATTTTGCTGAGATAATCAGCCGCGTTACCAAGTGAGCTAGCCTGGTTTGAAAGCTCTACATAACCATAACGTGTCATGAAGCTTACTACTGGCTCAAATGTGCCTGGGTCAAGTACTGTACCGCTTGACATCAACGGAATGTATGGGCAATAGAACGCCGCGGCGTCTGTTTCTGTTGCACCTTTGTAACCAACAAGTACGTCATCGTTAGCCGCATACTGGTTTACATAAATTCTCATTGTGCCATTCAAAGTACCTACAAATTTAGTATTTGTTGGTGCTTCAAAAGCGCCTTCAGTTGATCTTGCGAACGCTGAAGTTGTAGCACTTTGTAGTACTGTTAGTACTGTTGGGCTAACAACTGCCCAGTTACCAGCGCCACGTCTTGTTCTTGCGGCGATAGTGTTTGCATTCTTGTTAATAAGAACTGCAAGAGCGGCATGCTCGTCACCTACGAAAGTAGCTGTACCTGATACGCTACCTTGTGCGTATGTATCAGCGGCAGCACCTGCAAGTGAATTCAAGCTAGCAATGATTTCTTGGTCGATTTCAGCAGTAATCTCTTGGGCTAGTGCTTGCATGATTTCTGCTTCTACGTCCAATCCATGCATTGATTGTGCATCTTGAGCCGCTTCAAAAGTCCAGCGAGCTGATAGCTTTCTGGTTTTTGCTTCGACTGTTTGCTTCAATACTTGAATGCTGAGCTTCTTACCACCAGTACCTTCTAGTACTGATGTAGCATCTGCTCTGTTTGTTGTTGCATTACCTGAGTAACCAGTTGCAATCTGGAATGGGCTTAGTGCCTCATCACCAGCTACAGCTGAGTCAAAAGTTTCTGCATATCTTACTCTAAGAGTATGAATTTGACCAACAGGGCCTGTCATAGGCTGTACACCAACGATCTCGTTGGCGATAACTGTTGGCATGACACGTCTAATCACTGGAAGGATAACCTTGTTAAGGGTCGCAACGTTACCAGCTTGAGTAGCACCACTAGTTGCCGCCTCTGAGAGGTAGCTCTTAGTGTTCTCAAGTGTTGTTTCCATAACTTGCTTTTTCGTTCCAGTAAGACCGTCAGTTAGAGCGGCTTTAGTTTCGCTCCAATTTTCCATTAAATTGTCTGCCATTTTCGGTCTCCTTAACTTATACCGGCTAATTTTTGAAGGTAAACAATATCAGCTGTTTGCGATTCAGCTGATGCTGATGCTTCTGCTTTGTTTCCAGTGACTTCTGTATTAGATTCACTTAGTACCTTCTTAGTAGTTTTAGCGTCTTCCTTCAAAACTGAAGGTAGATACTTGTTGAATGCATTCTGTAGCTTGTCTGTTTTTACACTTTCAAGCAATGCACCCATGATTTCTTTGTGATCTTTGCTTAAAGGTTGCATCATTTCTTGCATAATTTGCTTTCTTTCTGCTGTGTCTTTAGCGATCCGTACAGTTTTTGCACTTTCTGCTATCATCACTTCCTTTTCAGCAATGGCTTTGTCTTTGCTTTCAATCTCACTTTGTAGACTTTCAACTACCTTGTTCAACTTAGAAACTTCTGTTCCTTCGTTGAGGTAACTTGACATAAACTCAGCGGCATATGTTTCAAATATCTTACGTCCAAATTGATTTTCTTTGGCTGTTTGAATATCTTCACGCAATGTATTAAGTTCGTTACGGATAGTATTTTCCATAATTCCTTCAATTTTGCCTGCGGCTGTTTTAATAAAGTCTGCCTTAGTTTGATTAATAACCTCTTTGCCTTCTTTGATCATTTTGACTTTTGCTTCAACTAGTGAGCGTTTGTCTTCATGAAACTCATTGAGCTCTTTGGTTAGTTGCTCCATGACGAAACCTTCCAACTTGGTCATGTTGTCGTCTTGAGCATTCCGATCGTTGCGAAGTTCTTGTATTTCCTTCGCAAGTGTTTCCATCACAAACTTATCAAGAACAACTGCATGTTCCTTCATGTGCTTGCGATAAGCAACACGATCTTCTGCGACCTGTGCTTTATCTTGCTTGAACTCTTCGAGTTCTTTTCCAATAACGTCACCGATCATATTATCCATAGCTTCGACCATTTGCTCTTTGTCATTTTCATAACGCTGTGCAAATTCTTCTCTAAGTTCAGCTGTGATTGACTCACGAGCTTCTGTTAGTTGGGTCTCCCAAGCTTCAGATAACGAAGATCTAACCTCTTCGGAGAGCGTATTTGAGTTTAATAGTTCATCCATTGCATGAGCCATATTAATCTCTCCTATATCTCAGGTTTTTAATAAAGTTAGTCACCTCTTCCTGGAGATAACGTTGTGCGCCTTTGTCGTGTCTAGTTGCTTCAGCGACATCCATCAATACATTGCCCCGGCTATGATTCATAATTCTTTCATAGATTGGATCGGGATAAGCACTAGGTGCACTCGGATTTGCAACAATATCGACTGTAATGATTTCGAAATCCTTTACTATGCCGTTATCGTTAACATTGCCACTGCCTCGGCTTGACACGCCTAAATGACACCCACTTTCAATAAGGGTTTTACAAATGTTTCCCATTGGAGTAGGTAATAGTTTTAGCTTGCCGATCCCATTTGCGCCATCAGTATCCATTTCAGTGATCATGTGTGATACACGATCTAAATTGATATTCAGGTCATCTGGGTGATCAGCTTCGCCTAATACACTATATCCACCTTTGATTTTTTCATTAATTGCTTTAACAGCGTTATGAATTTCATCTTTTGTGTAGATACGGTTGTTCTGATTGCGTACATCGCCTTCTATAAAAATACCCTTCATATACAAGCTCTTACCGTTACCTTCATCAACTGTTTCAGTAACAATATTTGCTTGATTAAAAGAAAGATGTTCTTTTAGCGAAATACTCATATTATTTTACGCCTTTCATTGGACTTTCTGATTTGACATTTTCGTCCTTGGCTTTTGGAGCAGGGCTCGGTGAACCAGCTTCTTGTGGACCGTCAACACCCATGTCTTTTGCGGCTGGAGCAGGTCGTCCTGACTCGTCGCCTCCTGGTGTGTGATGTGCTTTAGCATCGTTAGGTGCTTTAGCTTGTCCTGCTACTGGTGATGCTTTGTCAGCTGTGTCACTGTGTGATACATTAACCGCTGTCATTGTAGCGCCTTCTTCCATAGCTTCTACAGTATCAACTGCTTCTTCCATGTCATCGTCGCCTTCTTCTGCTGGCTCTTCACCTTGCATTTCTGCAAATGCGGCTCTAAGTTCAGCAATAGCATCTTCCACGTCATCCATTGCTTCTTCAACATCAGGTGAATCACCTTCTGCATCTGCTTCTGGTTCCATGTCCATTGCGAGATCCATTTCTGCATCTCCGTCATCCATGTCCTCATCGTCCATGATTTCTTCTTGGTCAATCTCTTCTTCGGCTGTTTCAATATCATCTAAGAAATCTTCTTCAGCATCAGAGGCATCAATCGCTTCTTCTACTTCGTCGTCCTCAGAATCATCGTCAGCTTCGTCAAGATCGATAGTTTCGTCTAGGTCTTCATCAGCAATCTCGTCTTCTACAATTTCATCATTCTCTTGTAGAGATGACCAATGATTTTTAGCTTTCTCTACAAACACGTTGTGAAGTAGATCAGCCGCTTTCTCTTGTTCATCATTAACGATATACTCGAGGACCTTTACTAAAGATTCCTTGTGTTCGCTCATATCATTCTCCTTAAAAAATTACAGGCTTACCAAGATGGTTTACATCTATATTTACACAACCAAGACGTTTTGCTTGGAAAACACCCTAAAAAATGGGTATTTTATGAATATCTATCTAAGATAAGTAAAATTTGCCTGAAAAAATTAGCCTTGTGCTGGTTTTGCGTAGATTTTTTTAATCTTTTCTACGCGAGTAGCATGTTCAATATTATGTACTTCTCTTTGCTTTCTAAGACGATTAATATGCTTTAAAGTAAGTCGTTGCTTACGAACATCATCTACTTTTCTGTTGTTATAATCGTCATTTTCAGCGTCATAATATTCATTTAAAATGTCTGTACTACGCATTATCATCTCCTGCAGGTGCCGCTTCTGCTCCACTAATTGGGCTTGCACCTTCGTCTCCGCCTTCTTCTGGAGCGTCTGTTGGTATATCAATATCACTACCGTCTGGAACATCAAAACCTCTTACGCCAACATTACCCAATCCTGGCATTGCATCAGCTTCTGGTGTTGTACCAACAACATTTTCTTCTTCCCACATACGCTCATTTTTAAGAATTTCATCTTCAGTAAGACCTAAGTATTTCTCCATTAAGAAGCGTCTACTCATATAAGGCACGCCTTCAAGTCCACCGAATACATTAGCTCTAGCCGCATGTACTTCAATTTCTTTGTATTGACTAAAGCTCTGTGGTTCAACAAATTTTAAATCAAATAAGCTAGCATCAATACTCAAACCTTTGTTTTTCATAAACAGTTTGAATTCTTTATCCATAGTAGGAGCAATACTTGCTTGTAGTCTTTGACAGTATTGATTAAATCTATATTCTTGAATAAATGCTGTACCTACTCTACCGTCTACAAAAGTTGCACTACCATCATCTGGTCCAGTTGGCAAATAACTACTAGGCACACGCAATGCTCTTAACATTTTATTTGTAAAGTAACGCAAGTCGTCAATTTGACCTAAGTTCTCACCGCCTGGAAGAACTTCAACTTTACTACCTCTACCTTCAGCAGTTTGAGCAAAGAAATAATCTTCCATAATGCTTAATGGATTATATGCCGCATCCATAATGGTTGTACCACCACCTGATTTGTTAGGAATGCGTTTTTGATG